ATATCCAGCGTTCCGTCAAAAGGAACACCATTAATATTTCTTGGGGTGGCGAGTCTGTTTGCTGCCACGGCGGTTCCACCCGATGGCAGGGCATCAGCAGCCTTATTTACCGTTTCCCGTAAACCGACGTTATCGATAAAAGCGCCTTTATCCGGAATGTCTGCGCCGTTCTGCTCCCTGCGCAGGTAACGGTTATCACCTTCGCTTTTGCTGTAAACATCCAGATTATTACGGGCGGTTCCCGCATTCTCCAGGTCGGCAAGGTTCTGATCCTTCGCCAGAGCATTAACGTCACCGGGACCAAGACTGTTTTTTGTGGCAAGCGCCCCAAGACCAAGATAACCACGGGCAAGACGCTGGGCTTCCGCACCGGCATCAGCAATTTCTTTCAGGTTGTTTTTCCGGGAAAAGGCATTCGCAGCGATAATGGCTTTAATGGACAGCGTAAGCTGGTTTAACTGCGCCTTATCCGGCTGAATACTGGCTTCAGCCAGAATATTCAGCAGTTCGGCCTGGAGAATATTCAGCCAGTCCTGACCAATCCAGCTGATACCTTTTTGTCCGTCACCTTCGGTAAACCAGGTGGTGGTATTACTCTGCGCCGGTGCCAGCGCAGGCATATTCGCCACGCCGGAATTATTATCAACATGGAACATTAAATATTCTCCTCTTCGTGACTGTTTGCATATACGTAAATAAACGTCTGCCATGCAGGCTTATAACGGTTCAGAATACATTCCAGCGCACCGCCTTCATAAATACGCAGCGGCGTGAGAATATCATCCAGCACATTCATATTCCGGTAGCCGGTTTCACTGTTAATCGTGACAATACTGACCCACTGTGAATCCGGTGATGGCTGAATATCTATTTCATAACCAAACTCTGCCGCAAACCGGATATAAAATTCACGGTTAAGAGAGGGTTTCATCCGGTATTTATTCCCGGCATAACGCTGACGCTCCTGAATGGTTGCGCCGGTCATATCACATTCCGGTAACCCCAGATAACGCTCCCAGTCTTCCAGCAGCAGACGGGATGAATCAGGAAAACGTTCTGCCAGCATCTGGTTACCGGTCCAGGAAACACGCTCCGTGGAATGACTGAGGCCCAGGCACAAAGCCGCAAGAACGGATGACGGCCGCTTATCCCATGCCAGCCCGTCAGGCAGCAACTGCAACAGGGCGCGCTGATGCGGGGTCAGGGTTACAGCCATGTGATTTCCCCCACGGTCAGCAACTCTGTATCTCCGGCCATCACGGACTTCAGCGGGCTGCGAACTTCAAAATCCTCCAGTCCTTTCACCCCTGCAACAGCCCGCCAGAATGATGAAGGCAATACAAGTCCACCCGGCCGCGATTCGTTATAAAGCAGGTCTGTTAATGCCTGTTTTACGGCAGCCTGATTTTCCGGCGTTTTGGGTACAATCCTGATCTCAAACGCCACCGGCTTATTGGTCAGCTTAAACACGCTGATTGTCGGCCCAAGTGGCTGACCAACGGGCTGGCCCGTCGCCGGATCATCATGACTGCGGATATAATCCGCCACCCGCTTCACATCACCTTCTCCGGGGAAAATGTCAGGGTTATTATCCTGAACAAAAGTCACACCAACACTACCCGCCTCAGGCCATTCAGGCTTACACCATGCCCGCGTCACGCCCGGTACTTCCCGTGCCCAGCGTTCAAAATCATACTGTGTTCCCCCTGATGGCGGGTTCTGTACCCGGAATACCAGCCTGGACAGCAACTCCGGCACCGTTTCCACATCCGCACCACCGGTGAGTCCCGTGCCGGTGACCGTGGCTGTCTGGTTGATGCCCGCCTGTGGCGTGATAAAGGACAGGCGGGTTCCGGTCGGGGTATTTCCAGCGCGCCCCGCACTTTCCGCCTCCACATTAACATTCAGTGTTCCGGCTTTTCCGGTCGCAGAGCCGGTGATGCGGTACACAACCCCATCGCTTCGCTGAAGGAGTACGCCTTCCGTGATCCCTGCATCCGTGGTCAGCATCAGTTGTACCGGTCCGTCAGCGCGGGAAGCCGGTTTACGGATGACACCCCAGAATGCGCAGTGTTTCAGGAGTTCGGCTTCATCAGCTTCTGTCGGAATTATCTGCCGGGAGATCCAGGCCAGATGTTCATGCTCCTGTGCTGACAGACCCGCCAGTGCATACGCAATGGCATTCAGGGTGGTTTCATTCACGCCCGGCTGCGAACCGGGCAGGCGCTGGCTGATATCCTGTTGTGTCTGTGTGATCAGTTGCGCCAGTGGTAAGGGCTGATAAGGCATCATTCCCCCTTCATATCAGCATAAAAAATCATCGGATGTCTGCTTCCGTCCGGCAGGGTGATTTTCACGGAAAGCGAAAGGCGAGCATGCCCCACACGCATGGCATGACATACCACGGATGTGGCAGCACCGCTTTTATGCAGCCACGCCAGCGCTTCATCAGCATAGGCCTGTGCACGGCTGACCACGGAGGACAGCGTCTTTTCACGGCTTAACAGCCAGAGACGGGAGCCAACGGGGCGCTCCCGGAAACTGTCTCCCCACCATCCCCGACGGTCACGGGTGCCGTCAGGGATTTCATCGGAATCCAGCGCCCGCCTGTCCGTAAACAGTGAAATAATGACCGCAGTCAGCAGGCTGTTATCCGTCAGAAGATCTGCGCCGTTCAGTTGCAGGGAACCGCAACCCTGATCCCAGACGACAGCAATATCAGCCATTCTCTGGTCCTCCCGTTTTGCTGCCTTCACCGTTATCGTGATGCACATGACCTGAATAGGTGATCCCGGCAATAACCGCTTCGGACATCGTGAACGTCCCCTGTGATCTTCCGGTGCCGTCAATGGACACATTGCCTTTGACATGCAGGTTCTTATCCACTGTGACATTACCGGTAAAGTGAGCCTCCGGTGTATCCACCTGAACACCTTCATCGGCGTAAATCTCCAGCGTCTTACAGGTCACAATGATCCGGCCGTTCTTTGTCAGACGTATACGGTGCCCCTCATGGTGATACACGCCGGTATCTCCGGCGGTAAGTCCGGTCGGGCGACTGCGGCGGTCTTCCACCACAAGCACCACGGCCTGATCCCGTTGTCCGCCAGCACAGGCCAGAAAAACTTCCGCACCAGGCAGGGGGACGCTGATTTGCCCGTACTGCTGGGGGCGTTCAACGTCATCAAAGGTTTCACCATCCATACCGGTGATTTGCACATTCTGGATTTTCAGCGTGTCCGTTGTGCCGGTCAGTACACCACGCCCGAACAGCAGACGAACACCCCGCATCACGGGGGCCAGAAGGCGGCTGATGACTTCGTCATTCATCATTGAATTTAATCCCCTGTTTTTTCATCTGTGCCCGCACGAAGGCGTCCACGTCACCCGCATTTCCGCTTCCGCTGTTTCCCGGCTCTGCCGGAACAATAAAGCCGTCACGGGGTGCCAGAATCAGACGGGTGGTTTCGCCGTGATTTGCATCCAGCGAAAACTCCACCTGACAGACAAGAAGATCACGCTCTTCCACTCCGGTGCGGGGAGCCGTGACAGCCGTCAGCAGGTTGATATCCCACAACTGGCCGTTCTCCCGAAACCAGTGCCGCACGGTGGCTGTCAGGCGCACAGAGCGGGCAACCGCCCGGCGCATTTCCCGGACAGCCCTCTGGCGTGCACCGTCTGCATCAACAGCATGATCCGCCAGCACAATTTTCGGTCTGTAACGGTGGATGGCACTGTCTGTCACCGTACCAACGGGTGCGGCCAGCGTTCCGGCTGTCAGTGCATCCCCGGCATGACCACCACCACGCCCGTGCCCCCGTACACGGTATTCACTGTGGCGCAGACGGTGATCCACGTTGTGATCCAAATCCAGCAGATTTTCGCCCAGCGTCAGCGTGTCGCCACGCTGACTGCCGGCCTGAGTGAAAACCAGTTCACCGGCGGCATTACTGGTTACCAGGACGCCTCTGTGTCTCGCGGCCCGTGTCAGCGCATCTGCCACGGTTTCTGAGTTTTCCAGTGTGAAGGTGGAAAAGGGCCGGGCTGCCGTTGCATCATTTACCTGCCAGCGCACCGTGACCCCGAACGGAGCACACAAATCTGAAGCAATGTGCTCCAGCGTGCGGTTCCTCCACTGGCTGCCCGGATGAATGGCTGAACAGTCCACCAGGTCACCGGTTTTATCCCGTCCGCTGAGCGTGATCTGAAAACGCGTGGCGCTGATGCGCTGCCGGACCTGATCCAGCCAGCCAGTGATCACAGGCTGACCGTCAATGCGCAATTCCAGAGACTGACCGGCACGGACGGATGACGGAAGGCGTACACCGGGCATCATTACCCCCAGTTCAAAGGAGCCCGCCAGATGTTCAAGAGAGCGACGAACACTCACCGTCAGCCAGCCGGAAAAAATCTCACCGCCCAGATACAGTTCAACCCTGCTGCTCACTAATCACCTCCACTGAATGGCCTCCGGGAATGAACAGCGGATCAACAATACCGTTACGGCGCACAAAACGTTGCCAGCCGGTACTGTTCCCGGTGGCACGGTACAGGGTCACCAGTGCAGGCTCGGTGGTACGTACAGTCACTACTGTTGCACCGGGTAGCTGAACTCCCCGTGTATTCAGATCCTCTGTCAGTGCCAGTCTGGCATCACGAAGCGTCAGCGCCGTGGCGGTATACCCCTGCCCGGACAGTGTCATCACCTGCCGTTCGAGCGCTTCGCTTAAGTCACGGTTAATGCGCTGAAGATCAACTGAACTTTCCAGCCAGACAGGCCAGGTACGGTGGGCTGCGTCACTGTCCGGCAGGGTTTCCTGACTGAGAACCTGATCCAGCAGTTTTCCCACGGTCTGTGCCTGGGCCACCACGGCAGCACTCTGCATTACCGCCCGTATCAGACGAATATTCTTTTGTGCTGCCGGTGTCAGACCGATGAGAGTCTGCGGATTATCCTGCTCATCCAGCACGTAACGCAGGGAAGATAATGTCCTGTACAGTTGCGGCATTCCCTGAGAGAAGGCGGATGTCGTCCGGCCGATACTGCCACCGGGCCGGGTATTCAGGCCTCCTGAAGACAGTGACGGCAGCGATGGCAGGGTGATCAGGGCACTGAAAAGCCCCGCAAAAGATGAGGCCATGCGGGAAGGTGCTGTCAGTAATGCCGTGGCATTCCCTTTCAGCGCCGTGAACGTGGCAGTAAAGGCACTGATATCCTGTACAATCCCCATGCCGGAAACGGCATTTTCCAGGGCGGACACCTTATCGCTGATGGTTTCGGTCATTGCCTGGACATCGTGCATTCCGTCAGAAATCACCGTCCAGCCCGCTTCCAGGGTTTCAAAAACCTTCCCGAGCGCGGTGGTACTCTTCTGCTCCAGAATGGCGGCCGTGTCCTGTGTGACAGCAGGTGCGGTATCATCACTTACCGGCGTGACATTAATGGTGAACTCAACCACGCCCTGTTCAGCAGCGTTATAACGACTTTCAAAGCTGTTTATCAGCACATTTAACGTGCCGTAATCCGGGTGAAGCAGCTCCCCGGCACCGGGAGCACGAAGGGCATCACGCAGACGATTTCGCTGTGTCTGAACATCATCCCCCATCACAAGTACACTGAACGTAAATTCAGCCAGTTTAGGTCCCAGATCGTCTGCACCACCGGTTTCCCGTAACGGATATTCCCGACGGACAATGTTTCGCCCGCCACGTTCGCGCTGCTCACGCCAGACGAGGAACGGCACACCACGGAACGCACCACGACCGTCACCAGAGGCCATAATTCCCTCCGTTCCAGACATTCACATCCAGTCCGTGACCGGACGTGTCATCAATATCAATACTGCGAGCCTGCCACCCTTCCGGGGCAACCAGCTCCACACGGGCAGAGGCTTTTTGTACCGCCTGTCCACTGCTTTCATCATCACTGCCCCGTAATTTCTGCCAGGCTTCAGTCAGCCATCCCCCCAGATAGTTACCGAGATAGCTGCCCACCGTAGAACCAATGGCAATCCCCACAGGTCCGGCTGCCGCCCCCAGCGCACCACCGGCAATACTGCCTGCAAGAGAGCCGACCGCTTCTCCCTTGTCTGTGGCACTGGCGCTGCCATCCAGCAGAACCGGGGCTGCCATCGCGCCAGCCCACAGGGCACCTCCACCCAGCCGGCCGGCCAGTCCACCGGCACTGCGGAAAAAGCCGGAGAAACGCCCCAGCCCCATGCGGCTACCGACAGACGAAAGTAACCCACCGGCGCGCCCCATCATGCGCCCCCAGAACCCTGCCCCACCAGAAGAGGGAGACGGTGGCACTGGGGACGGTGGCAGGGGAGGCGTGACCGGTCTTCCGCGCCCCGGTCCGCGTTTCCTGCGGCCCCGCCCCTGACGTCCGCCTGAGGATGTATCGGTCGCGCCGGTGCCGGACAGTCCTCCTGTGGGCCAGTTTGTTACAAGTACTGGCTGAACGGCTGCCGGATTTACCCCGGTAAGAAAGTTTATAAAACGTTGCCCTCGTCCCTGAGATGTGCCTGGTGGTGTTCCGGCCGGAGGAGAGCGCCGGAAAGGTGAGGTCAGGAAGGCCGCCGCTGATAATCCGTATCCCAGCAATGCAGCACCCGGACGTATAATCCCCGTTCCGACAGCCCGCGCCATTTTCAGGGCACGGGTGGCGAGATACATGTACAGCAGGTATTTCGCGGCGGTCTGTGCCCCCTGACCAATGCGATCCAGCGCATCACCATAGCCCGCATCCCGCAGAGCCTGAAGCGTGTCGCGTACCTTTCTGATCGCCTGATAAAACCCAGTCACTGCATCACGGGCATACTCAAAGCCCTGGTTCATGGCTGATGCCGTGCTTTCCGCCAGGGAATGGTAACTGCCATCAGATTTGGCACTGTCAACCCATGAAAGAAATCCCCTGAGATTACCCTTCAGTTTTTCAAATGGCCCACTGTCCATCACATCCCGGGCAAACTGGTCCCAGACGTCACCCATCATGGCCGTCAGGCCACTCCAGGAATTCATTGCGTCCTTTTGTGCTCCCCTGGCCTGTTCCGCCAGCGTCTGAAATAACAGGCGAATACTGTCCGGCCCAAGCAGCCCTTTTTCACCAAGTTTTCTGACCACTTTCTGGTCCACACCCAGACGATCAGCCAGCACGCGGTAGGCATTAATGCCGTAGGTGGCAAGAATATTTGCATCCGCCGCCTGAATACTGCCTCTTGCATACATCTGTTTCAGTTGCAGGGATGCCCCCTGTGCATCGGACAGTGACCAGCCGCCCACGGCACCCTGATCCTGAAGCATGGTGACAAAATTTCGGGCCTCCCTGTCACTCATACCAAAGCCCAGACTGGACGTATATTCCTGCATGACGCCAGCCAGCCCCCAGGTGGTTTCCTTCGCATTCTGTATTGCCCACCTGCGGACATCATCAGTTTTCGCCCGATCCCCTTTGTAAAGGGAGTTCAGGCGAATCATATAGGTTTCCATCTCCGCTGCCGGGCGAATAAATCCCCGGTTAAAGCCATATACAGCAGCACCACCGGCCAGCATTCCGTAAAGATTGCTGATCCGCCCGATGGTGCCGGTAATACTGCCCTGAAGACGGTCAAAATCAGAAGTGACATGGCGGATACTGCCCCGCACCCCGGCCAGCGTGCGCTGCATCCTGCTTCCGAGTACATCTGTTTCCTGCCCGGCACGGCGGGCAGCATTTCCCAGGCCACCCAGCCCCGCCTGGCCGGAGCGTGAGAATGCCCCCAGCTCCTGTGACCACTGGCGGGATTTGGCTGAGATATTGCCGAGCAAATCAACTATCAGAGATGCTCTGAGATTTCGGGCCATACTTACTGCTTCGTTCTGATGATTTTTTCTGTCTGTCGGCAGTGCCGGTAAAGTTGCGACAGGGGGAGGTTAAGCGCCCATTCCGGACCGCTTTTTGTCACCATCCCCAGGATAATTGCCGCTTCTTCAATCTGATCCCGACACTGCGCCTGATCGCCCCCGGTCAGCTGCCAGCTTTCCGGCAAGCGCGGTATCCAGCAGGCTGACCGCTGCCATCAGGCGGGAGAGATCGCGCTCGCTTAACTGTCCAATCTGACGGGGTGACAACGGACCTTCAATGTCTCCCACTGCGGCAATCTGACGGCGCAGCAGTGCAACACCGCGTAACGACGGAGACGCTATCAGCATCGGGCCATTGTTTGTCTCCACCACGCGCTCGGCTTCTGCTTCTGCGTCAATACTGTCTTTCGCTGTCAGTTCCCGGAACGTGACACGATATTCACGGGTCTCACCAAACGGCAGACCATCAAGCAGATCCACATATCCCTTTGCCAGTTGCTCTGTCAGCCCGGCAGTGCGTGGATCAGCCCCCTCAAGTGCTTCCCGGATTGCCTCCATCACGGCTGCCTCGGAAACTGCCGTTTTTTTCTTACGTGTGGTCATTTTATTTTTCCTGATCACTGAACACGGGTACTGGAGGCGCTGGCGAACTTCACGGAGATCTCCCCGCCACCGTCAAGCGAGGCCGGTTCACTGCTCCAGGCCTTCGTCATCATGTGGACTTCGCCGGTATCCGCCACAAACTCGATAGTGACCGCAGTCCAGTTGTTGATTTCATCGGCGGCTGGTGAACCTTCTCCGCCTGCCGGAAATTTGCAGTCCAGCGTCGCTTCACGTGGTTTCTGGCGGTAACCATAGACTTTCGCGCCTTTCACCACTTCACGTTCAAAACCAGACGGAGAAAATGTAGCCCCCTCAAGCGTCTCGTATTCCTGACCGTTCACACGGATAGTGGCCGTACCCTGATACTGTTTTCCGCTCATGCCTTACCTCACAAAATGAAACGGATCTGTGCTGCCAGGAAGCGGAACTGGTTAACCAGATCCGGCGTGCATAACACGTCAAGACGGTTTCGATCTGACGCATTACGCTCCACAAGCAGATTCTTTTTAAAGGTGTCCAGATTTTCGACCAGCCCGAGTTCCACCCACTCTTCACCCAGCGAAATTAACTGAAGCTTCATGATCTCCGGCGTCACGATATTCTGACCGGCACGAACGGGCGTCCCGTCATCAGCCAGTTTATGGCGCGGAAAACGTTGTGTGATAAAAGTACGCAGGGAATAACGCAGCCAGGAGAGGGTGTAGATGGTTTCCACATCCAGATAGCTGGGATCACTTTCGCCGTACACGTTCTGGCGATACATGGTCACCTGACGTTCGATCTGAACCACATCACCGGCAGCCACACTGACCGTGGCAATCCCTCCCCACAGCAGACTGTTACGCTCTTCACGCGTCAGACGATCGGCCGGAGCCGGGGCCATGCGTGACGGAAGCGCCAGCGTCTGAAGCGGACGCGCAGGATCTGCTCCCAGAGAGGGTGCACAGGTGGCACAGACCGCCGCTGCCCAGAGGTAATCCGGTTCAGGGGCTTTGGGAATGGATGTGCAGGTCGCCAGAAAATCATTGCGTTTTGCCCCGAATGCCTGCACCTCACCAAACGTGCCGGTATGTGCCAGCCACAGCACGCCGTCAGACATTTTGGCCGGTCCCCAGCGTTTCAGAAGCTCATCACTGATGATTTTCAGGTTTGCATCATCCTTATAGGGCATGACGACATAGTTGTACTGGCGATCGCCCATACCCGCCACGCTTCGGGTGATATCCGGGTTAGCCGCTTTTTGTTTCGGATAGGCTATAGCGACCTGTATTCCTTCCGGGGTTGCTTCCCCGTCGTGATAGTTCAGGCGCACATCATGAACGGAGCATTCACCGGTAAAGCGGGCGGTGATCCCCAGAGACCCTTTCAGACCTGCGCCATTATCACCACTTCCTGCACCAGAGGAGGCCGTGAAGGGCGCGTCAGGATCGGCATTGATCAGCGCGGCCAGCTCGTCGGTCAGTTCTTTGCCTTTCTTACCTTTTGGTGCCGGGAGTGTATAACGCCGCCCCCCCACGCAGGCATAAACAATCCCGTCACGGGTGACCGTTCCGGTCAGATTCATGGCCGCAGCCGTTGCCTGTCCGGTGCCGTTCCCCTGAGCAATGGCATACAGTTCAGCATCAGGATTGATGGCGATAAATTCCGCCACCATCAGGGCAATCATGGAGCCGCGCCCCCAGAGTTCTGTTGCCTGAGACGCACGGGTGATCCTGACCGGAACATCCAGAACACCGGCACCGTCCACGGCATTCTCTTTCATTCTCGCCTGACCAAACAGCAGCACACACTGACGCTGTGCCGGAGTGCCGGTGACAGCCATGGAGTTATTAAACTCAACCTCAATCAGCGGTATACGGCGGTCATTACCGATCCCGTCAAAATTAATCATTGCGGTTTCTCCTTATCGGATGCCGGTTGGGCGACCGGTTTTTCTGTCGCAGTCGTTGCATCCGCAGATACAGCCGGAGCCTCTTCAGCGGCTTTTTCAGCCTGAATGACATCGCCGTCATCAAGACGCCGACACCAGAACGGCGTAAAGGGCTTTTCCTCCCCCTCCTGTGCCAGCGGGCGCATTGTGTCGGGATCACGAATCAGGCGTCCCGGCGCGGGTTTGATAAAGATGGTTTTCATTTACAGTTCCTCCGGCGGTTCGACCGCCGTTGTCGTGTTCCCCGGCAAATCAATATGTGCCTCAAACGGCGGCGTACCGGGCGGCTCCACAAAGGTTTCGTAATGACGCAGGAAGTCGTCCAGCGAGCTGGTATCGGTCAGCGGTGCGATCATTTCCTCGCAGGAGAAATAAAGCGCATACATCACCGCACCACTGTCCGCCTGGGTTTCGGTGTAACCGTTGACCGCCTTTTCAAAGTAAAGCGGTGAGGTTTTTTCTGTTCTGAAGCCGTTAAGCACGGCAATCAGCCGGGCCACAATCTGATACAGTCCGGGACGGCTGGCCTCACGCCCGTTGAGCATGTCGCCGATGACGTAGAACACCCAGTGACTGACCAGGCGACCACGGGTACGGCCTTCACCGGCACCCAGCCAGGCAACGTAGATCGCCGGGGCGTTAATCAGCATGGTGCGCAGTACGCTGTCGCTCCAGTCGCCGGGATGCGTGTCAACAGACACCAGTTCATTCCCGAAATACTCACGGATACGGGCGATGTATGCCTGTTCGGTTTCCGTAATCATATGAAGCCCTTCTGGTTGCGCCCGAATACCGCTGCATCAGACTGAACCTGTGGTAAATCCCCGGATTCAGGGGCCGCACCGTTCGTATCCACACCGACCGGCACATTGCCGTTCATGACATCTTTCAGCCAGGCCAGCGCTTCACGGTAACGGTCACGCGCCTGATCGGAGGCTCGCTGATCGCACAGGTAATAAAAGGCAATCGCGCAACAGTGCTGAACAAGAACGGCCGGAATAACCTCCAGCGGCAACGTGTAACGGGCGGACAGATAGCTGTCGATAAGGGCTGACGCATCTGTCAGCGCCCGGTTCAGCTTGCGCGTGTCCGGCTCATCCGAACGGGGCACAGCCAGTAACGGCCTGAGCAAATCCTCGCGGTAACGCGCCCGCATATCGGTTTCAGTGGCGTAATTCATGCACGGGCCTGTTCCGCTTTGTTACCGGTCTTTTTCCGGGGAGCATCCTGTCCGGCTTCGGCTTCGGCTTCGGCTTCGGCTTCGGCTTCGGCTTCGGCTTCGGCTTCGGCTTCGGCTTCGGCTAAATCTGTACCGGCCACTGCATGAACCACACCCGCCACGCTCCCCGCATCATCAGCAGACGTCTGTAGTATTCGCACAGTGAGGCATGGCTCCTCCTCCAGTCGGGCAAGCTGCTCCGGGGTGACCTCAACCTGCTGACGTCCACGCGTGAACAGGAACCCCGCACGACGAAACGCCGAACGACTGCAACGCACTTCTGCCAGCACCGTGACAGAATTGTCACCACTGACCTGAAGACCTGAATCATCTGTTGCTGCCACAGTGTGATGTTCATTCATATTTGCCCTCCGCAGGGGCCGGGCCGTAAGCCCGGCTCACCGTTTACAGATAATCCGCGACAACCAGCTCCAGCTTACCCTTCATCTCGTTAGAGACGGTTGCGTTTCCGTCTGCGAACAGTTCACGCTCCAGCAGCTGCACCGCCTGTTTTTCCAGCGAGGTGGGGACAACAATATGGGTGGGTTTAATGCCGAGTTTGCGGCCACCGTCAGCGGTAAATTCGCGCATGGCTGACCAGCCGTGCCACAGTGCATCCAGCGTCAGCGGTGACTGCATCATGTAGGCCATCTGCCAGAAGCCGTAGCCCACATTGCGACGGGCGGATGCACCAAACACAAATTCGTTATCGGTGAATGCGCGACCTTCATCGACTTTGGTCTGGGCAACCAGTTCAGCCTTACGGCGATCCTGATAAATCAGCGGTTTTACCGCGCGGGAGCAGTCAAGCAGATACCAGGCCGGACCGCTGTAATCAGCCTGTGCGCCGACAGAGCCGGTTTTTGCCACAAACATATTGCTGACCATCTGCGCATCCCCGGAGCCATCCACTTTGGGGTAAACCGGATGTTCGGTATCAAAGAAGTTCTGACCGTCATAGCAGGCCGCACTGATCCCGTCACGCAGGGCAGCAAAGACCAGCTCATCCGGTTGTACCGCCGCAGCGCGCCCCATCTCCTGGAACAACGGGGAATAAATACCGAGGTTGTCGTCTTCGAAGTCATCGCGGCTAATGGCGACAGTGCCTTCAAAAGTTTTGTTCACGATGGCATAGCCATAGGCTTTCATCTTCTCGATGACGCGGGAGCCGATCCACTCACGGAACTGCGGGAACTGCCCCAGCCAGCCGTAGGTGTTGGATTTCGATGTGGAGGGCACGGTCATCGCAATTTTTTTATACTGCGACGGGGCCATGGACATCCCGGCCTGAAAATCAGAACGGTAGCCCGTCATCAGGGCTGTGATCATCGCCGGTGTAATCGGGGTAGGCATTATTGCATTTCCTCTTTCATTTTCAGGAACTCGGCTTCGGTTTTACCCAGCAGTTTGGCGGCCGCGATATCTTCAGCCGACAGCGCAGCGGTGGCAGTCTTTTTATCCGGCACGGTCACGGTGTCGGTCTGAAGAGAGGTCAGGGCCGCAACCGGCTGGCGGGCGTCAAGCTGTGCAGAAAGTGCCGCAACGCCAATCTGCCCGCCCAGTTGTTCCAGATAGCCGCGTTCGCTTTTGAAGATGCGCCCTTCGGATTCAGCCTTGTCCAGCACCTGCTCCAGCGTGGTGCTGCCGTGCTGCGCCGACAGCGCAACGTATTCGGTACGCAGGGCGTTATACGTTTCAACGGGCACGTATTTCGTCAGATCAATAATGCCGCCAGCCGGTGTGCCTTTTGCGGTTTCCAGCTCTGCCGACAGACTGGCGACCTGTGTTTTCAGGTTGTCGTGTGCATCCGCACGGGTTTTGATCCCGGTGAGGGCAGACAGCGCCGCCGTGCCCAGCTCCGGCGTAAATTCGTCACCGTCAGCCACGGTCAGACCGAGCGCCGTCAGCAACTGGCGTAATTGCTCATTCATGGAGGTATCCTTTAAAGGAGGGTTTAAGGCGTTATAAAGGTCATCCGCCGACAGCGCGGCGACAGGATTCATGCCGGTCAGACCGGGGTCACCGGTAATAGCCAGCATCCGAAGTTCGACAGGTTCGCCGGTGTTCTCGTCATAGCCAATCACCGGTGAAAACCAGGGGAATTCGTTATTACGCAGATGTTCAAGGGCCGGAGGGTTCCACTTCGGGCGCACCTCGAAGCCACGCTCTTCACTGAAGCGAAAATTCTCCGGTGAGGCCATCACAAAACCGGCAGCCGGTGCCTGATGCCCCTTAATCAGGGTCTGGTGGTTGTAGTCAATTTTCACCGGCTGATTGAGCGCCACAACCCGGGATACCATGCGCTCAACGGTCGCACGGTTAATCAGCCAGCCCTCGGCCGGTTTTTCCGGGCGACCGTCACGGGCCTTTACCCGACCGGCTGGCATGATCTGACACCAGTCACCGTCCCCGTCTGCGGACAGGCTGATGGCATTCAGAATGGCATAAGCAAGTTTGGGCGTGTTTTTCGTCTTCATTCCGGCAGCATAAGCCGGGAATTTTCAGGGCGGGTTTTGCGGGATTTCAGGAAGTGCTTCCAGGGGAAAAATACAAAGGCGCTTCACGCAGATTTTAAAGCCCGTTAAATACAGGTTAGAAAATCACGACACGCGCCTGAAGGGGGTAAGGTAATGCATTTGCATACCTTAAACAATTAAGGCGTTTCTGTGGCCTTTTTAAAGCGTTTTCTGATTTCGTCCATGATCTCCTGCTCTGCCACCTGATCAAAGCCCATATACGGGCGTGCGCCAATGGCCGCCGGTCCCGGTGGCATACCAGGCAGGCCACCCCACTGATGAATGGCCGCATAAGGCTCATTTGATCCAATCAGCGCCCAGGTATCGCCATAATCCGTGGTCAGGCGTCGGGCCAGATCGCCGTTCAGCGTCAGGATTTTGCCGGGCATGTATCCCTTACGGGTACGCCACTTGCGGTAAGGATCTGACCAGTCATGCCAGCGTTCGCCGTCCGGCTCTTTTTCCTGTTCAAACGCCATTTCTGACGATGACAGAAGACTCGCCGCCACACTGCGGGCCAGGTCTTTCCCTCCACCCACAAACTGAAGCCGGGCAAAGACCCGCTGGAGACGCGTAACGTCAACAACGACAGCGGCATCAATGGATGACATATTGCCTCCGCATAAAGGATGAATATAAAATAAACAGGCGGTCAGTGTACGCTTAACTGGTAAAGTCGGTGCCTGCCTCCGGGTGGATCATGTATGCGGGTTCAACCCCCGCCACTGACCGTTAATCAATATCTCCTTCCAGTACCTCAAGCATTCCGCCCCGGATATCCGATTTCAGCTTATCCATATTGATAACCCGGTAAGCATTCACAATCACATCCAGTTTATCCGGCTGACGCTTCAGGCTGTACGGCGCATTAACGGCAATCTGCACACTGCTATCCTTACTTTCCACGATATACATCAGATTGTTGTGGCGTTTGTCCCACAGCACCGCTTTTGGCTTTGCCAGCATTGCCGGTAATCGACCGAAATCCTCCGGCGTCAGGGCGATACCGTCATTCTGATGTTTCATGCTGTCCGCATGGAGCACATTTTTACCGCTCATCGCCAGCAGGCGGGCCGGTGGCGTTCCCGTCCGGCTTTCCACCGCCTGCGCAATGCTTTCGGTCATAAAGCCCAGCGTGCGGATATCGTTACCGCCTCGCCGGGTTTTCATGATGTTTTTTGCCCAGATGCGGAACGCCAGCTGCCGCTCCGGGCTGTTGTTCATCTCCTGAACCACCATTTCCCGTAACGCCGGGCTTTTCACCTCGATCAACTTGCGGAGCAGCGCCTGGTCTGTGCCGAACGCCGCCGAACCGGGGTTATATGACCAGCCCACATCCGGTGTCATGGTTCTGGTGCCATCTGAATATGTGGTCACCGGCATTTCTCTGACTTCTCCGGTCTGCTTATCCACGCCAGCCTCAACATTGCGGGTGGAAAGATGATCCTGACCGGATGAAACGGATAACCCCATTGCATCCAGACGGGTCTGAGACAATGGCCGGACACGGCAGCGGCAGTTCCAGCCATTGGGTGGGTAGTGTGTATTCCAGAACGGATCGTCATAGCGGAATACCAGCCCGTTAAGGGCGGAATGCGCCGGGCGGGTGCGGCTGTCCATCACCGCCACATACTGCCAGAACGGATGCGTGTCCGTGTTGTTCATCATCTGCGTGTAACGCCCGGCATTGTAAGCCACGCGGGTGTTCACGTTGTAAATCAGCGCCAGACGGCGGGGACTGCCCAGTTGCACTTCTTCTGCGTTACCGGCGCTGTCCACCACAATCTGCTTTCCCCACCATCCCAGCTTTTGCAGGCGGGGTGTCAGTGTGCGGATAAATGCTTTCTGTGAAATCCCCTCATCAACAGCACGCTGCACTTCCGCCTGTAGTGTGGTCAGTACGTCCAGGCGTGCCACTTTTGCCGCCGTGAATGAACGGGCATGAACATCCGCGTCTGTTTCGAACCAGTTCCAGCTGATATGCGCCCCTTTGGCGCGGAAGTATGCCACCGCCTCTTTTGAGGGAAGCGTGGCGGCATAACCTAAATCAATCCCCTGTGCCATCCAGCATCCCCTTCATTTCCGCAGCAAACATGGCATCACTGAGCAGCGTCATCAGGCGGGAATCATCCATTTCACGGTAAAGGGCAGGCAGGTCTGCCAGTGCCTCCGCCAGCCCCCGCGTTCTGATGGCTTCAATGACCGGCTCCAGTACCGGGTCGATGGCCTCCTGTAACCGGCGGGCAGGCACCGCATCCCCCATGTCGTCCAGTTCATCTCGGGGGCTGCTCTTCGCTTCCGGCAGTCTGGCAGCCAGCGCTGTCTGCTCTGTCTTTTCCTGTTTTTCCGGTGGCATCTCTTTGTCTGTCTGAGCAGGTTCATTGCCACTCTGACGGACACGGAAGATGGCTTCACCGGGGGCAGGCTGTGGAATACCGGTCTGCTCCCGTACCCAGGGATCAGGAATATCCATCCCCGTACTGAGCTGCATCACCGCACTGGTGATTTTGGTGATATCCCCCGGCTCTTTTGTCTGGAAACAGATACGCGGCAGGCGACGGATATCAATGGCGTGGGCGGTGTTCAGGGCATACAGCGGATACACCAGATCGCGGTTCAGCGTGGCGGCCAGCTGACGTAAATCAGAATCCCTGATTTCCCGGCGCACCTCGTTATGCACTTCACCCAGCGAACGTGCGCCCTTGTCTCCGGCTTCCGTGGTCAGCGTGCCGCCGAGGATAGCTTTGGAGATGGAACGCTCCCCCCACGAAATCATGGTTTCAAACGGATCGGCCTGACCGTTCGCTGCCGCCTGAAACTCCAGCGACATCCCGGCCGGGATGATCCCGCCTGTACGTCGCCCGATATCCATCACCGCCCGCATCAGGGCGCTTTTCTGCTCCGGCGTTGCCCCGGACGGGTATTTACCGACCTTCATCGGCAGGCCGTACACCTCCAGAAATTCAGCCAGATCGCGCACGGAATAGTTTTTGAAAATGAACGGCCAGATAAGCGTCCTGACAAGCCCCGTTGCGCCGCCGTAACCGGTGCGTGAACGTGACTGATGCACTATCCAGCCAAAGGGCTGAAACGCCACCCCGGCATGGCTGCCGTCACGCAGCCGCAGTTCGCTCAAATCATCCGGGTTAAGGCAGAAATGCCCGCTGTCACGCCAGCGGATGGCGCGGATGATGTGCATTTTACCGAGCATCCCGTGCTCAATCTCCATACAGGAATAGCCCTTCAGGATGGCATCGGTGGCATCAAACAGCATGGCATCAAACCAGTCGGCGGAATGCAGATATTCGTCGAGCATTTCCGCGTCCTTTTTCTCATTCGCGCTGGCGTTCGGGGGCGGCTCAATACTCCAGGACACCCCCTGAATGGCAAGGCGTCGCTTGCCCAGCTCTGCAAAAAGGTGGGTATCCTTTTCTTCAATGTCAGCGGCCAGATCGGACTGGGCAATCAGATCGCCACGTTCAGCTCCGCGAAGGCACTGTGCCGCCCGGTTCGGGGTGATACCCGAGGCCGGATGTTCAATATAACGGCTGGCAATCTGCGGAATATCCAGCACGGCACTCTGCATCTCCGGGTCAAAGGAGAAAGGTTTTCCGTCAAGATCAATTATGCGTCCCACTACCAGCACCCCCGATCAAATTCATGATATGCCTCATCGTCATCACGATAACCGCCCTCCATTGCCCGCGACCGCTCCGGCAGCGCCTGACAGGCTGATTCATCCAGGATGAAGCCCTCCATGTATGACGCCCGGTTTGCCATACAGAGCGCCACGGCAAAATCACCATGGCGGCGGGCGTTCACAGCCGTTGCGTTCTGGTCCTTCGTACGCCCCTTGTCGATTTGCGGGATACCGTTCACCACCTTCACATGGCGCAAATCATCAAGCGTGGTCTGATGGCGGGCGACGAGGATATTCTGATCCTCAAACTCGGCCTTCAGTTTTGGCATCCACTCGCCATACCACT